CCCAGCTCATGTGTGGGCTGATGGTTTACCTCTTCGGAGTAGAAAGGAGTTACGTTGAACTGTCCTCTTGATGTGTTCTTCAAGTAGGGGTTCGTGCGCTACAAAGCTTGCTTTGTCCACGAACACCTCCTTGGTGTCCATCATCAATCGTAGGATTTTACGTACAGCCTTTTCCGGAAGTCTTTCCGTCGACATGGAAAGGAGTGAGGGTTGAAGTTTATGCTGAGGACCAGATACACTAACCGCTTCTTGATTGAAGCTGGGTGTGTCTAAGCCTCTGTGCAAATCGGGTCTTGTGGTAGGGGTGTTATCTCTATTTAGGTAATCGAGAGGAAGGTCGCTTCGTTGCGCACCTTCTGACTTGGGACTACTTAGTGATACCATTTTGACCGCCGGATGCTGGTAAGCATTCTTCTTCCCACCTAAACGATCAATTAGACGAAGGATGTTTTGTCTGTTTTGATGGTTTAGTTGTTGGAAACGCGGGCTATCTAGGATAGCCGCGAGAGTGGGGGGGGTGAGTTGTCTCCTCTTCTTAGCAGTGGTACGGCTCTTTTGGATGATGATTTTATCAGATAGTGTCTTCGTCTTGCGTAACTTGGTGTTCGTAAGGTAGGCACGTGTCTGGGCAATCGTCTCAAGAGCTTGAGTTAGGGTTGTTATTGGTATGAAGTCTTTGCGTGTAAGATCTGACTTGTCAGCTTTGCTGAGGTCGTATATCTTACAGGGGGACTTAGTAACTGGCGCTCCGCTAGTGAGGAATTGAGCGAGGTACTTCCATGAAGGCTCTGTACCCTTTCGTCCATTACCAAGGAAGTCTATCGGTCCATTGGCTAGTCCAGGGATCAGATTCTTCTTTGTCTTGTTCACGATAGAGGGTAAGGTTTTCATGTTATCAAGTGTTCTCAGCATGTTGAAGCGGGACTTGTCTCGATCTTGTTGGCACCTAGCGGCAGTGGCTGCGCTTAGGTGTCCAATATCTTCTGAGACCCAGGTACCTGGTCGGACTGGATAAACTAACTGTTCACAGAATACACCTCTGATTCCGTAAAAGGATTTAGAGTGATTCACGATGAGGTTAAGTTTCTCCAGATGTTCCAAGTACCTTCGTTTCTGATTGGGTGTGAAAGCCCCAATCAGATCGTCACCGCATATGGCGTAAGCGCTCTTCGGAGCCCCTGTACACCATGCTGCAAAACCGTTGATAATTGAGAGTACCGTCCAAGAACAACCCAAACCCATATGAACGCCGCAACTGGTTACGTGGTCTCCTATGGTCTTCTTCCCTAGAAGTTTATAGGCAGCACCCGTAAGATGGGCCTTACCGATCTTTTCACAAAGTGACTTTGCAGTCATTTGTGCAAGATGATGGTGAATGTGGTCGGTTGCGGCGGTTAGATCTGCTGAGAAGAGTTGTGCACCATAGGCATAGTTCCTTAGAGTCACAGTTCT